GGGCTTAGCTTTTCCAGATAGATCCCTGTCAATATCAATCGCTCTGACGTAGGCAATTCCCTCGACTGCATTTTTCCAATCAGGGTTGTGATCAGAAGGACGCGCTGAATGACGTGCATCGCCAATCCAGCCGTCGGAGGTACGGTCTCTGTCAGGGTAAGAATCATCGACTTGAAGCCTTAACTGTTGCCCCGCTCTGCATAACTTTGGGGTCATGCCAATAGGAGTTTAGCTTCGTCTGCTGTAATCCCTAGCTTTTCAAGAAGTGCAGCCTTAGCAGTTGCAGCGGCTTCTGCCTTAGCTTCTTCTTCAGCCTTCTTCTCAGCTGCTAACTCTGCCTGATAAGCAAGTTCAGCGACCTCAGCGTCTGTGAGTTCAATGATTGACTCAACGCCTGTCTCGCAGTTGATTTCGATTCGTGTTGGTTTTGTCATTTTATCTCCTATGAGTTTTTGATGCCGTAGAGGTAGAAATTACTATATGGAACAAATTGAGCCCCATCTATTCCTTGAATGGATATAGATGTTATAGCCGCTGTATTTGACCATAATGTTGCCTGTAATTCAGTTCGACTTTGTGTTGCATTATTTTCTGTAACCAAATCTACAGATGAAGATTTATTTGTTGAGCCAGCATAATTTGGAATATAAATTTCAGCATTTCCAAAAGTGTTAGAGGTTGTTCCGCTTGATGGGATTCTAATTGTTATTACCGTTCCAGGATTTGATGTTGCCGAAGAACCAGTACCAGCCAAATCTCTAATTGATAGGCTTGTATTTGAGCCATTAAAATATAGATTTGTGTCAGACCAGGCAGAAGAATAAGCATTATTAGAAGATCTACCGCTAATAACCAATTTCAAATCTGTATAAGTTCCAGGAATTGAACTAAATGTGACAGTAGTTGTATTTGTGGATATTAAGCTAGAAGCGATAAGTTCAAAGGTGTTTGCCATTATGCCGCCGCGATTCCGTAGATGGTAAAGGTGGTTCCAACATTCCACGTGTTAGTGGAAGATAAAAATATCTTCACAGAGTTAATTGCCGAAGTGCTACGCCACAAACCAACGATTGCTTCAGTTCCTGGATAAGAACCGCTTGAAGTACCCGAACGAGATACAACTGTTTTGTAAGTAGTAGTGTTTGAATAATTCTGTAAATTGACTATATTTAAAAATGCGTGAGTTGTTGGTGGTGAGATATACCAAGAAGAACGAATCCAAGTTTGGCTCAAGCCTCTATTCGATGCAACGGTGCTTCCGTTGCCGTTTAATGATGTAAAACTATAAGAGGACGCGGTATCGCTGTTGAATTGTAAATAAACTTCGCTTGTAGATACGCTCGCGCCGCCGTTAATAACAAGAACTAAATCTGTATAAGTTCCAGGAATTGAACTAAATGTGTAAGAAGTAGCCGCGCTACCTAAAGTAGTTGTCGCAATAGGCTCATAAGTCTGTGCTGCTGCCATTTGATTACCCCTGGATTCCGTAAAGCGCGAATGATGAGTGCTGAGTCCATACGGTTCCCGCAGATGGTGTAATTGTAATAGTTGTGATTGCTGCCGTATTCATCCATAAACCAGAATAAAATTGGATTTGACCATAATTTACGGTGTTATTATCCATACCAGTTAAGGTGCGAACTGTTTTATATTTGTTGGTGTTTGTATAATCTAAAATGTCAGTCACGCCTGCGCCAAAGATGCTCGCAGTTTGGTCAGCGTAGGGCGCACCACGAAGAAAAGTTTGGCTTGTCGCACTATATGAAGCTCCTGTTGAGCCATTACCGACCAACAAATGATAAGAATAATTGCTGCCAGTATCGCTGTTGAATGTGTAACGAGCGTCCACAGGCGCGCCGTCGTTGCGACCAATAGCACGAATTTGAAGATGCTTATAAGTGGACGGGATAGCAGAAAAAGTAGCAGCGGCAGATCCACCTGCGCCAACTGAGACTGTAGCAATAGATACAAAGTCAGTCAAAGGGGTAGGCGGTACTCCCGCACTAAAAAGTCCTGCTGTAATTGCGCCAATCATTAAGCTATGCCACCCGCGATGCACCAAGTATCGGTTGCCACTTTCAGCGCAACGGCTGTTTTGTATTGTGCCAAAGTCGGGGAAGCTGCAACCGCACCTGCTGAAAGGACTGTTGTAGTGCCAGAAGTGACCGCTGAAATTGTTACCGTTCCCAAGCCTTTGTTTAAAATCGTTATGGCAGTTCCCACGGGAAAGGCAACCGATGCGTTTGTAGGGATCTTGAAGGCTACTGCTGTCGCCTTATTCATAGGGACTAGGACTTGATAAGCGTCAGTCAATACCGCTGTGTAATCTGCTGTCTGGTCTGAACCAACTGTGAAAGCTACTAGCCCGTTGAAAGCGGCAGCTGTTAGCACGTCTCCTGTTGCTGCTGGAAAGCCTGATGCCATTGTTTATCTCCTAGTAACTCATTGTTGATGTGCCGATTATACCGTAAAGGCTGCTACCAATGATGAAACCATCAGCGATTGGTTCGAGCGTGGTCACGGTACAAGTCATGCGGTTGGGAGTTATGTCCCACTTGAGACCCTGTGTCTGCAAGGTTTTTACGATTGTAGATCCTTCTTGAGTAACGTTCGTAATTTTAAGGTTGTCGAAGTAATCGAGGTGAATCATTGTGTCGGTTGGGACTAGAGGATCTAGCAGATCAACCGTCATAGAGTCGAAACGGATAGAAGTTTCTTTACGGGTAGAAACGTACTCACGGGTTACGTTAAGAACAATGTCGTCTGTCTGAGCTACAAGGTCAGGACGGTTCAGGCTGTGAGGGAAGTACTTGTCAATAGAGGTCTGGTCATAGACTTCCTGAGTTGTGCCGCCTACGCGGGTGAAGGTGCAGTCATTGATAATGAGCTTATCGTCAAAAGCCAGCTGCACATTCTTGTAAGGGATACCTGTAGTTTGATTGAACTCGATAGCAGTCTCACCAATGGACTCAACTACCTCGGTGCGGTTCTTGTAGATGGCAGTACCTTCTGCGCTGATATAGAACGCGCCCATGCCCTCAGAGAACTCAGCGTTCTTGATTGCTTCAAGGCTGGTGCGAGGTGTAGCAGGATCAGCAACACAAGTGCTCAGACCTGTTGAGATAGAACGCATAGAAGTAGGGAATTCTACATAGTCCAGAATCTTATTGATTCGAGTGCCTGTATCTTGCCCTGCTGCTGTGTCTGGAATGGTCTGCACATTAGCCATGTTGAACAGGCGAAATGCGTCGGTCGCAGTAATATCGACATACGCTGTCTCCTGCCCTTGAGGGAAGGTGTACTTATAGTCCTGAATATAACCGCTAAAGAGCCATGAGTTAGCTGTAGCAGTAGAAGCAGAGATACGAATTTTGCGCAGCGGAGCTAAAAAGCCCGCATAAGGCGACGACAAATTCTGAGGGTTGAAGTAACCTTCTGGATCAAGTACGCGGATTGTTGCGTTGCCAGCCTCGTAGGTGTCACGCATAATGTTGCGACCACGGGTGATTGAGATCTGATAGACGTTAGGAGTTAAGTCCACAACTGGTGTGATAGTTGCATCAGAACCAAAGCGGCTTACTCCGATAATTCCATAACTAGGATCGCCGATAACGAATCCCGCCCCGAAGGTTGCTCCAGAACTATAGTCAAAACTTACATTGATTGTTGCTGGTAAAGCCATTACCAGCCGCCAATTCTGCGTTCTACGTTAGCCGATGAGCCTGAAAGGGCTGCAACGTTTAGACCGCCACGAATCTCGTCAATGAGGCTTTGAGACGTTGTGACTGTTCCTGCGACATTGACTGTCACATTTGGAACTGTTGGACCAATAAAGCTAGGAGAAGTAGTGTCAGGAAAAGCCCCAGTTAAATAAGGCTTATAGTTCTGAACAGCAGTTCCATAGACGCTTGAAAGACTGCCCATCATTGCGATGCGCTGAGCCTGAGCTTCAATCTCATCAAGAAAGGATTTCCATGCTTCAAATGGATTCTTAGCATTAGGAAGGTCTGCAAGGAAGTCAGCAAGGTCTTTACCTAGCCCCTGAGACATAGCGATTTCCTTTGTAAGTTGTGCGACCAAATCAACATTCTCTGTTGCTAGCGCGAGCTGTAGTTCAAGGCGTTTCTTTTCTTCTGCTGAAACCTTACCCTTGAGTGCTGCAACGATTTGAATTTGAGTAAGGTCAAAAATTGTGCCAGCCTTTTTCAAAGCGTTCTGCTTCTTTAATTCATCAGTATTTTTCTTTGTGGCATTAGCTATATCTCTAGCGCGCTTATCGGCTGCTCTTTGTGCTGCTGCTTCTGCCGCGATTTGAGCTTTAGTCTTAGGGATATTAACGCCTTCCCATGCCTTACCAGAATTGCGGCGAAGTCGTGCGTTGTATGCCTCGACCTGAACTTTCTGAATGTTCTCAGACATGTTGCCAATGTTGCTGTTCTTGATTGCATTGATTAAAGCAATACCCTCAGAGAATCTATCAATCCAGCCCACGGTCTTATCAGCCAGTTTATCAATCTTAGTGATCAGGTCATCAATGCCGCTTGAACCGCTGAGAAGCATTACGGAGTCAATCAATGCCCCGCCAATCTTCTCTGAGGCTTCACCCGCTGCTGTAGATAGAGCTTGCATCTTTCCAGCATAAGTTGTGAGGTAGGCAGCGTTCGCGCCCTTGTACTGCTCGTTCAGCTTTATCTGTAGGTCTGTGAACTTAGCAGTCTTGAGTTCCGCCTGAGTCAAACCTAGATTGTATTTGCTGAGAGCCTTAGTCTTGCCTATATACGCAGAAGCTAAATCCTGAGCTACCTGACCGAGCTCGACACCGCTACCCGCCGAAATATCGATTGCCTGACTGAGAAGTTCTTGAGACTTAGTGAGTGAGCCTGTGGTGGTCAGCAACGCCTGAAACGCTGGACGAAGCTGCCCGTCAGACACAGTTGAAGCGCGTGAGAGGTTGTCAATGTAAGAAGCGATTGCAGGATTAGAAAACTCTAGACCGAGATTCTTAACAGCGGTTGCCAGCTGTGTAGCTTCCTTCTGATCCTGAATGAACGCGTTAGCTGCTGCCTTACCGAAAGCAACGACAGCTGCTGCGCTAAGGCTTACACCTAAAGTTCTTCCTAGATTCTTAACGCCTCTATCAAGGGACTTGATTCCCTTTTCTGCGCCTGTTAGCCCTGCCGCATCTAGTACGGTGGCAATTCGTATCGCTAGATCTGTTTGTGCCATTAGCCCTTGCTCCTAGCTCTGAATGTCTTATTACCTGCGCCCTTAGTTAAAACGACAACTTTATTGTTAGCAGACTCGATTGCCTTAACAACCGCTGCTGTAGTTCTGCCTTGATCCTCAGCCCATGCTCTAAACATAAGGCGACCCTTAGTTTTGCGTGTTCTGCGACCTGCGCTATTGGACTGCTGTGAATCAACCAATGGCGGCATTGCATCAATGAACTGCTTACCAGCGTTAGGGTTAGCACTACGGTTCATCTTCTTGTCTGAATTTCTGACGTATTTGCCCTGAGTCACAGAGTATTGAAGATCAGCTGGTGGCTGTCCTTGAGGGTTTTTGCGTCCTGCTGTCTCATAGATAGCACCAGCAGCAGATGAGTTAAAGATTGTTGCAAGGCTTCTAAAGCCACGCTTATTAGGACGTGTCGGAGTTGTGCTGTAGCCAATGCCCTTTTTCATAGTGGCAGCGTCAAAGGCACGGTATTCCCAATCGCCTGTTGTGTTAGCCCAACCGCTCAAAGGTGACTCAGCAGGTACAAAGCCGCGAGCACGATTGACTACAGCTTTAAGATTCTTAGCAACTTCTTTTTGTGTTTCTTTAGATAAGTCAGGTGCGTATTGTTTTAAGGCTTTACGAAGTTCGAGTGCGCCCTCTAGCTCTACTGGCATGTTCTCGCTCCTTCGACAGATCCATTAAAACATCTATGTGAGCCTTGAACGCTAAGGGCGTTAAGTTCACTATTGATTCGAACGGGACTCCGTACTCATACGACAAACGCGCCGCCGTATAAGTAACGGAGTTCCGCTCTATACCAAAGGGTCAGATTCTAAGACCTCGACCCCTTTAACAGTTTCTAGGAAAGCCTCTGAAAAAGGTTTCACAGACTCCCCTGACCTTCTAATCGCTTCCCAACACAACCAATAGACGTGCGACTGCATGCCGTCCTCTATCAGACATTTGTGGAAGCCTTTTTTAAAATGCTGTTCAAAGCTATATTCAATTACAGGTGTTATTTCAAACTCCTGCACTTGTCCATCAGCCCTTGTGACTTTGAGTTTTGCCATTTTAGCCCCTTTGTTTAATTAGATTACCAAGTACCAGTTTCAGCGACTGTAATCTCTGACTGGCATGAAAATGTCAGGCTCATCATCTTAACATCAGCAACAGCACCATTGATAGGTGTAATGCCGTTTACGAAGATTTGACCTGTGTAAAGTGGATTTGTAGCACCGATCGCTGTGCCTGAATCCTGAATTGCCTTGAAGTATGCTGTCTGTCCAACGAGATCGTTGAATGTCTGGAGAGTTGCGTCGTTATCTCCGTCAATGAGCACGTCGATTGAAATCGAACCTGCGAACAGCCCCTTGACCACTCGATGAGAGGTGTCGCCCATCGCTGTAATTTCAAGGGTGTCGTAAGTCACATCTTGTGAGTAACTGGTAACCCAATCGCTCAAGTCGATGCTAGCTGGAGAGGTTGAGCCAATCTTAAAGCCCACCTTATTATTTGCGCCTACTGCCATTTCTTATTCCTCATCTTTCTTAGTGGCTGGCTTTGGTTTTGGTTCTGCCTTCTTAACTTGCCCGATTTTAACTAGGAAAGCTAAATCTCTTTCTTCATTTGTCATTTCTACTCCCATTCCGTAAATGCGCTGACCGATATGTCGCAGGTCAATAAATCACCCGACGGAATAGATAGGACGCTAGGTGCGCTAACTGTTCCAACGAGAAGATTGAGACTAGATGCTGCGAGCTTATTAAAGACTGCTACAACCGTGGTCTCAATGCCGTTGAGGTTGCCTTCATTATCTAGGAGGGGCAACAGGATCTGTACGCGAAAGTTTGCCTTTGGGTTAATGTTATTGCGAAGGTTGTTGTTCGGTTCAATGTAAGGATCAGCAGGTGTGACGATTACTGAATTAGGGCTCGGCGTTGCAGGAGGAAACGCATAAGTCGAATAAAGAGTGTTATCGACTAGAGCTGCTGCAAGGCTAGCGCGTAGAGTTGTTATGGCTGTCATCAGCCCACCATTGAATTGGGATTTATATAAGGGGCAATAAGTCCACGAATTCGTGAAATCAACTGCGAGGACATTGCGTACATGTTACCGATTGAACCGTCAGGGTTCATGCCGCTGCCTGAGTTGGTTTGACGAGAAGTCCAGATTGAAACGCAGATCATGAGACTTGCTTCTTGAATTGCTGGAATTGTTGATGGATCTAAATATGTTTCTGCTGCGACGATACCGAAAGGATTGACAGGGTGGTACGGAGCTGGAGTGTTGTTGTTGCCTGAGATAGCGTAAGTAATTGAATAATCGCCTACACCAGTAATTGTTTTGTTGCCGTTGTGCTTAGAACCTGAGCCAGAGATAGCAACTGTCTGACCAACATAGAAAACGTCTGTAGTTGGATCTTGAAAATATGAAGTGCCAGTTGTGGCTGTGTTGCTGTGTCCGATTAGGGAAGTTGAGTTGTTCCAGATATAAGGAAGCAGCACGTTGTCAGCAGCGTCGCAGACTTCTTGAAGCGTAGCGTCTGGATACAGACTGCCGACTCCAAGTGCTGTTTTTAATTCTGCTACTGTCGTAAGTGACATGCTTTTCCTTTCTAAAGACTTGAGGGGACTGCAAGGGCTCTGGCAGCCCCCTCAAGCGACTTAGTGTGTAGCGATTATGCTACTGCGAAGCGGCGTACACCCTTACCTGATTTTGCAACATAGAACGCTGCATATCCGTAAAGGTTGATTTCGATTTCGCCTGTTGTAAGAACGTTTACGCGAAGCTGAGTTGTTGGTGACTCCCATGCGTAAACTGACTTAGGTGCAACGAGGAACATTGAATCATCTGCGATACCTGATGCAGAGATGTTGTGATCAACGATGAGATCAGTTCCGAGAACTCCACCAACAACAGAAGTTGCAACTGCGTTGCCTGCTGCGTTGTATGTAGCACCCTGAGCTGAGTAAAGTGGACGACCTGTTGTGTCTGCGTATCCTGTGATAGCAGCCCATTGATCTGTTGAAGCAACGAGCTTGTTAGCGAAATCGCCACCAGTTCCCTTGTACGCGGCAGCACCTTCAACGGAAATAAACGATTGTAATCCTGCTGCTGTTGTTGCAACGTTTGTTGCTGCTGTTCCAGCTGAAACAAATGCAGCTAGAAGTGCAGCATCAGTTGCCTTCTCGTATGCCTTACGCAACTCGTCCATGAGAATCATTGAGAAGCTCGGAGAAGATCTGTCCCAAAGCTCGAAGCTCACACGGTTGAGACCGCTGAACTTATTAATATCCACGGTGTCATAGGTTGAAGTAAGCCCTGTTTCGCTTGGAGCAGATCCTTCGTTTGTGTCCGCGACAGTTGGCGCAACGTTTGGAGTTGATGCGTTTGTGTAAAGACGTGGGACTGTGAAAGACATTCCTGAATCCATAAGTGGAGCGCGTGTTACAGCTTCAAACGCAGGACGACCTGTGAATGTATCTGTAAGGAATGTGTTGAGGTGTGACGGAAGTGTCAAACCTGTTGATGTTGAAGTTGAATCATCTGCTGCGCGAAGTGTGCGACGAGCTTCGTCGTCACCTAGTGCTGCGTTGATTGAAGCAGAAAGATATTCTGCTGATGTGATTGGCGCAATGCGCTCACGGACTTGCAAATTCGCTGCAACTGTTGGGCGAGCCGCTTCTACTGCCGCTGCTTCAACTGCTGGAGCTTCTACCTGTGTGGTATCTTCCACGACTGGCTCGCTTTCTGTTGTTGGGGTTTCTTCAGCAGGGATAACTTCCTCTGCTGCGATCTCTAGTACCTGAGCTGACTTAAAGGCAGGTTCAGTTACCAAAGAAACTTCGCGTAGCTTCGCCGCTGTGACAACAATGTGTCCGTCGCGTGAAGGTTGTGATGCAATAACTTCTGCACCTACTGAAAGACCTGAGACAAGTCCTTCTTGTGCCTGAATGAGTGCATCATTTCCCGCTGTTGAGCGAGAGAGCTTAAATGTTGCATAAATACCATCTGGTCGAACTGTTGCTGTAACCATGCGACCGATTGGCTTCTTCATGTCATGCTGTGACAGGAGACGAATCTTAGATGGATCTTCAATCTCGATTGAGCCAGCCTGAAAGACGACTCCGCCCATATTGGTGTTGCCGATTTCGCCTGTTCCCATTGGCACAATTTTGCCTGAGATTTCGCGGCGTTCTTCGCTGCACTCAATAGATGAGGCTTCGATTATTAGTTCATTCATTAGCTGATTCCTTCGCTACCGTTAGGAGTTAAGTCCGTCATTTCCATTGCCTGTTCAGTTGTAATGAGTCCGAGAGCCAATAGCTTCTCGATTACTTGAAGCTCGACCAGAGGGTCGCTTTTTAGGAATGTGTCAAAGACTGCAAAACGAACTTCATGTCCTGCTGTCGAAATGTCGTCCATTGAAAGACGAGCCTGAATTGCCTGTACATAGGGCTCAAGTGATAGAGAGAAAAATTGTTTTCTTTCTTCTGTCACATTGGCATAAGTCATAGTTGTGTTTTGATCCGCTGATAAGTAGTAAGCAGGGACATTACAAAGACGCGCAATTTGTGTACTGAGGTTTTGAATTCCGTCGTTGTACATCATGTCTTTAGGCGAGAACGAAACAGGAGAATAATCGAGAGTCGAAGTTAGATACGCAGTCGAGTTATTCTGACGTGCGCGTTTCCATGCGGCAATGAGACCTTGCACTTCGTTAGGAGGAAGGTCAGCCCCTGTATTTTTCAAGAAGCCAGCAGGTTGTGGATTTGCAGAGTTCAAAGCTGCTGCGCGCTCTAAATCAATAGCAGCCTGAATAGTGCGGCTGCCGCGATCCAATACACCTTCGTCAAATCCCTGAATTGTAACAATGTCATTCATATCGACAGGAGATGCGTCAATGTAGTACTGAGTTACGAAAAGACCATAAGTATCTGTTGTGAATGTAACGCGAGTATTCGCAACCCATTCAAAGTTCGCAGGTCGTCCGTCCTCAGAATATCTGTCAGTAACGAGAAGATACGAGACACCATAGAAGAGGAGCGAATCAACAATCCAGCTTAGTGTGACAAATGATGGTTGTGATTTTGAAAGTTGCGTAATCCAACGAGGTGGTGCGATTACTTCACCAGTTTTTTTGTTGTAGTACTCAAGCGGGATTGATGCCGTCGTTCCGCAGATGAGGTTACGAGCGCGGGCGATGCTCGGCACGGTCATAGCATCATGACGAGAAACGCGTGGAATAATCGCGTTGTAAAGTGAGGGTAAGTTTTCACCCATTACCTGCGGCGCGTATTGCGCTTCGATTACTTGCGGCTTACGCGAAAAGAGACCCATAGGGTGCAATTATACACTACATGACTGTTAATCGGTGTATATAGCTGCTGTCTGTTGCGGTTTGTAAAGCATGTGTACAACCATCGCAGTGGCAATCGCTCCTGACACGTCGCCCGAAGATTTGCGTTTAACGATACGCCACGAAGAATCATTGGTTTTAGCTGCGCAGTTATTCATCTGCTGAATCCAGTTTTCCTGCCCCGCGTGAACGAGCCTGTGCGAATTCAGAGCGTCATTGAGATCCCCGCACGCCTGATAGAACGCAGCTCCTGAAATGTCGAGCGTTATACAGCCAGCATTGGAGAGCTTGTCTGCTATTGATTGACTGGTGTACTTGTCAAAGCAAATTTGTTTCGGACGATAGTTATCCGCCCACGATTTTATTTCAGCCGCGATCCTGAGGTCGTCCACACTTACTTGAGACTCCCACGTCTGGAGAATCCCCACACCGATTCTACCGTCAGGCAATATCTGACCAGCAACGAGGCTTGCATTGCGGCGAGACGGAGACACGTCGAAAGCAAAAACTGTATAGCCGCCGACAGGAATCGTGAGCGAGGAATCGGACGTGTCCTCAAGGACTCCGTGAGCCCAAGGGCTACTGAGAGAATCAATCCATTGACAAAGTAGCTCAGTTCTAGTGTTTTCAATAGGGCTCGTAGCAACAGCTTCTTCAAGGGCTTCCTCCGTTATGGTGTAGCCGAGTGCAGGGTTAGCCATAGCCCACGCAGCTCGGTCTGTGATCTTGCAATATTGGGGAGCTGAGTACTCATAAAAGCCAAAGCTCTTAGGAGGGTTTTCTAACGCTCTTTCACGCATGCCATTAAGGACTAGGCTGAAACCGTCTCCTGCATTAGAGGTAAGAAGCGTCTGAGAATTTGGACGCGCTCTAGTTGTTGGAATAGCTGCTCGGTATCCTTCTTCGCTGACTTCTCGGAGCTCGTCAATGTAGAGGAAGTCCGCAGTTCGTCCGCGAGAGCCGTCTCTAGTAGCTGCAACAACGTCCAGCCTTGAGCCGTCCAGCATTTCAATAGATTCAGTTCCGTTGGCATATCGGATCTGTTTGACGAATCCTTTGAGGTGGTCATTGTTCTCCAATACATAGGCGACTTGTCGAAAGGTGTCCAGAGCCATCGAACGGTTCGAGGACATGATCAGAATGTTCTTACTATCCCACTTGAGCAGGTGAGCAAGGATAAGCATGCGGGCTAGGTGAGTTTTGCCATTCTGACGTGACAGGAGGCACAAATTTAGCTTACGAATAAACATACCATTCTTGTCCACAGTCAGCATGTCCTTGAGAACGTACTCCTGCCACGGTAGTAGTGGCATGCCGATAATCTCGCACAACTGTTTCACATCATCGACTTTAGATGCACCCTTTAAAGGTATCGATTGAAGCCTCGGCTTGGTTGCCCCTCGTAAGGGTTTGGATCGTTTGGTTGCCATCGGATTAATTCTGGACTGGTCGGGCGGTAAACGGACTGTCTCGGTGAATTTCGGACTGCATCGGGGAGGGGCTGCCAGA